ACAGAATAAGAATTAATTCCCCATCTTGAAATTAATCACAATTAATATCAATTTATATATTGACTTTAACTACTATCTGTAGTAATATACTTAATACAAGGTAAGGTTATCGATGATGAAAGGGCTAACAATGATTGATAATATTGATATTGCCTACTGTATGGCAAAACTTGAGGACAGAATAAGACGGGAGAAGAATTCCGCTAAAATTTACCTTGAATATTGTAATGGGAGGGAGAATGCCATGTACGAAAAAATGATTACTAGATGGTCAACTATGATTGATGCTTTTGAAGCAGCATTTGGGGTTGATTATTTTTAGAATTTAGAAATACAAGGTAAGGTTATCGATGATGAAAGGACAAACTATGATCACTCGCAAATCTCTCAAGCGGCAACTTAAGCGTGCGGAGTTTATCCTGATAATTCGTGGCTATGATGAGATTAAGGTATCGATGAATTGTCGTATTTTCAGCAGGAACGCATCCTTGAGTGTGAGCGGGCTTCGCAATCAAATAAGGTCTACATTTACGATGTGCGCTACTCGTCGCGAGGTTTACAACGAGTTTGTTAGTGAGGTTTTGGACAATTTTAGTGAAAGGTATTAACCATGGAAAAGCGAATTTTCGGACGTCGTTACAATACCGACACGGCAAAGTCGATCACTGAGGGCGAATACTTTTCTCCGAGAGATATTTGGTCCGTTCGGGAGGGCGTTTATATTAAGAAAACGGGGGAGTATTTCTTTGCTGCCAAAGGTGGCGCTGGAACTAGGTATGCAAACGAGGAACACGGAAATTGCGTTATGGGCATGGTAATCGTGCCCCTCAGAAACTCCGAAGATGCAGCACTTATAACTAAAATCATCAAACGCGAGGCAGTGGATGAACGGTATGCACGATGGCCCGGTGTAAGGGATTTTGACAAGTATGACGGCATTGCGGATTTTCATTGGCGTGATTATTGCCATGAGGTTTATCCTGATGTCGATCTAAATGTCTTTTATGTGTAGAAGGTGATTGCTGTGAAAGCATATGAACTCACCCTCGAAGAGGCATGGCTTTACATGCCTAAACCTCTCAAATCTTTGATCAGGTTTCTGGGAATGTTGATGGGTGCAGTTGTCATAGTCTTGTGTGCGATTTAAGGAGACGTACTTATTGGATATCTTGTGAAGATTTTATGAAAAGTTGAATTTTCCGAACACTTATATTCTCATGCCTGTTAAGATATTGAGCGTAGGATGTACCCCAAACAGAAAGGAGCCTAGCAATGCAAAACGTTACCCGAACCATGATGGAATACAAGATCACCGCGTATTCCGTGTGCGAGATCGACGGGGAGGTGGGCTTGAACGTCGTTGCGGAATGCACCGCCCATTCCACGGCAATGAACAAGGGAGAGGCCCGTGCGGCCCTGATGGAGGCCACGGGAACGGCCGTCCCTCGAGGATGCACGGTGGTCTGGAAGCCGGTAAAGCGCATGAAGTACGCCATGCCCCTTGACAAGTTCTTGGACGAAAGCATTGTGATCGAGGAAAAGGAGATCTAGAATGAACGAAATCGTTGCAATCTCCACCGCCGACGTTACCAGCGATATGCGCGAATACGACGTGCGCGAGTTGGAGGGCGGCAACCTTGCTGCTTTCTGTTCCGTCAAAGCGGAGACGATGAAGGACAAGGCGCTTGTGTTCAACGCCGCCAACAACCCGCAGCATAAAATCGCGGACTTTATCAACAAGAAAATCATGCTGCGCGACGTGTACGCCGAAACCCTTGAATTGGTCAACAAGGAGACTGGCGAACTTGACAAGGCACCGCGAATCGTCCTCATTGACGATAAGGGCGAAGCCTATGAGTGCGTTTCCGTCGGTATGTTCTCCGCTTTGAAGAAGTTGATTGCCACTTTCGGCGAACCCACTTGGGAGCAGCCCATTCCTGTGGTTGTCAAGCAGGAGAAGGTAGCGAACGGCTCTATGCTTACGCTTTCCGTCCAGTTCTAGGGCTTACCCGCATATCAAGCAGACTAGGAGCCGCCACTTTCGGCGGTTCCAGTTGTAAGGAGCGCCGATGTACGAAGTAAACATGCTGTCGATGGCCGACAAGGACTTGCTGAGCGAGTTCCTTTACCGTTCCATGTGCCGTGTTCTGAACGTCAACGTGTCCCTTTGGGAAGGGACGGTTCCGCAGGGGGTCAGCGTTTTCGTCGCGCATCCAGAGACGGGAACGTTCGAGTACATGTTCACCAAGGACACGAAATATCCGGTAAGGCGAGACGACATTGACGAGGTTCTTCCCTTGCTGGAAGCTTATGGGAACGTGCGTGCGGGCGGCCTGGTCTACTACCTGAACTCCTGCATGATTCCCGTCGTTTCCAAGCACAGGGCTTTTCCATATTGAAAGGAGGTGCGGAATGACGCTCACCAAGAACGGTATATGCTATGACCTCAAGGAATCCCCGTATTTCTGTTTCGTGGGATTTTACAAGTTCTTCTTTTCAAGTCCTGCGCATCTTGTCAAGTTCAGAAAAGGGCTGGAAGCTAACAGGGAGTGGCTGAACGATTCCATGAAGAGGCGTTTCAAGTTCGATATGGACATGGAACTGCTTGCCGACTTTAGCCTGTACAGGAAGACCGAGACGCGAGGGTTCCTGATAATCAACGAATCGACGGGGGTTGCGTACGAATGCCCAGAGAATATAGAATTTCGTGGAATAGTAACCAGTTAAGAAAACTCAATTCTGCCGTTCGCAGGTACAACAACGCCCTTAGAAGGGCTGCGAAAGACAACATTCTTGCGCAAATCTACCTTCCACAGGAAGTCTCGTACAAGGAACTGAAGTCGTCCATCACCACCGCACGTGCGTTGAAGAACACGGTGAACAGGCTGAACAGGGTGACGAGGCCCAAGGCCTTGGAGCCGGTGCAGCAGCAGGACGGCTCCATCGTCACCCGTTACGAGAGGCACGAATACGCCGTGCTGAAAAGCGTGCGGGAGAGGAAAAAGAGCATGAGGGCCAAGGCACAGGGAGTGGTTCAGCCAACGGCGGGTGCCGGAAATCTGAAGCAGGCGGCTCTTTCCAGGGACACACGCCCGGTGTCAACGTTGGGAGCCGGGGCGATAAGGCGTTTCATAGAGACGCAATCGCGTCAACTCAACATGAGCAACGAGGAACAGGTTAGACGTTACTATACCAATTACATGAAAGCCCTGTGGAGCGTTTTCGGAGGCTTTCCCGAGCATGATGCCGATATCGAACATATCGAGGAAATCATTCTGACGATGGCGAGGGACGATTGGAAGGCCCTCGTCAAGGCCATCGAGGATTCCCCGAGCATCGAGTACATCTACGGCCCGCAGGAAAGGGAAGTCATGATGAAGAAAATACTGGGTTACTGGATGAACGTTAGGGCCGTGTGATGGAGTACAAAGACATATGGGCGTTGACTTGGGACGGTGGAATATGGGATGGAAGCGAGGTTTGCAATGTGCCGACGTATGCGGCTGACTTCGAAACCACGGCAGATCCGGACGACTGCAGGGTATGGGCATGGGCTGCAAGCGAGGTCGGAGACGCCGAGAACGTGAGTTTCGGAAACGACATCGAATCGTTCGTTTCGTGGTGCAGGGCGGTGGAGGGTTCGAGGGTGTATTTCCATAACCTCAAGTTCGACGGAAAGTTCGTGCTGCACCACCTTCTGTCCAACGGGTGGACGTGGGTTGCAGGAAAGGACGATGCCAGACACAAGACGTTCACGACCCTTATAAGCGACATGGGTCAGTTCTACAGCATAAAGCTTTACTTCACCCCCGTAGCTGCAGTGGAGTTCCTGGATTCCCTCAAGGTGATACCCCTTCCGGTCGCATCCATTCCAAAGGCGTTCGGCCTGTCAATCGAGAAATTGGACATAGACTATCTGGAACCCCGGGAACCGGGACACGTCCTGACCGGCAATGAAAGGGCATACGTAGCCAACGACGTGAAGATAGTGGCTTTGGCCTTGCAGGAAATGTACGAAAGGGACATGAAGCGCATAACCGCAGGGTCGAACGCGTTCCACCATTACGTGAAGTCGATAGGTGGGAAGAAGCGGTTCCGGGACTGGTACCCCGAGCCTGACTACGACCTCGATCTGAGGAAGGGAGGGTGCTACAAGGGAGGGTTCGTGATGGCGAATCCAGAGTTCGCGGGAAAGATCGTCGGCCCAGGCATGTCGTTCGACGTGAACTCGCTGTACCCTTCCGTCATGGCTTCCGCGCACGGGGAGGTGCTTCCGTATGGGGAGCCTGAAGCCTATGAGGGTTCTTACGTAGAAGACCCGGAAATGCCGCTTTACATACAGTTTCTGGAAGCCGATTTCACGGTGAAGGAAGCGCATATCCCCTGCATGCAGCTGAAAGGCAACCGCCTTTTCGGAGAGACGGAGTACATCCGTGATTCGGAAGGCCTACAGCCCCTGTGCCTCACGTCGGTGGACTTGGAAATGCTTTTCGAGCAGTACGACGTTCATGACGTGCGCTACGTGAGGGGCTACAAGTTCAAGGGTTCCACGCTGCTTTTCAAGGATTACGTGAGGGAGTGGACGGAGGTCAAGCAGAGGGCGACGGTAGAGGGAAACCCTGGATTGCGCACTATCGCGAAGCTTCAACTCAACTCCCTGTATGGCAAGATGGCCACCAACCCGGTCAAGCAGTCGCGCATGCCGTACCTCGAGGACGGGGTGGTGAAGTACGCGCTTTTGGACAAGGAGTACAAGGAAGCCGTGTATCTTCCGGTGGGTGCCTTCGTAACCGCGTATGCCCGAGCCTTCACGGTGCGTGCCGCGCAGGCCAACTACGACCGGTGGCTGTATTCCGACACGGACTCCAACTACTTCGTCGGAGCCGATATGCCGAAAGGGCTGGAAGTGGACGACGTGGAACTTGGGATGTGGAAGCTTGAGCACCGGTTCGACAGGTTCAAGGCGCTTCGTGCCAAATCGTACTGCTTCGAGGAAGGCGGGGCGCTGACCGTCCATTGCGCCGGGATGCCTTCGCGTTGCCATGCAGGCGTGACCATGGAGAATTTCGCGTTCGGGTCGAGTTTCGCGGGAAAGCTTCGCCCCAAGGACGTGAAAGGTGGTACAATACTGGTAGAGGACGTTTTCACGATTCACGAATAGGAGGATGCAGATGGCGAGCAGGTACGAACCGTCGTTGCGCGAACTGGCCATGGAGCCGGACGAGGAACGCCGCCTCGAAATGGCCGCCGAGATAGACCGCGACGCCGCGGATTTGGACGAGAGGTGGGACAACCGGGACGCATATGCGGGCCTCGAGGCCGAGCGCGACCGTCTTGCGGCGGAGCGCGACGACGCGATTGCCGACCGAGATTCCTGGAAGGAGCGCTACGCGGACAGGTTCTTCGATTCCGGCGAGGGAATCGCCGACCGCCGGGACGTCATCGACCGACACGCGGCGGACGTTCGGAAGGAATCCCGCCCGCGAGGCTTCGCGGCGCTGTGGGACGACAGAATCAACTAAAGGAGGATACACATGCCTACCAAGACAAGCACCGTGCCGGCGAAAACGAAGATCGACCCGGTGGCGGTGACCACCGCGCTGATGGAGGAAACCCCGGAACTGGCACAACCGCTTCTTGCACGCGGAGTGATCGAGAAGGCCGGGGACGGGACCATCAGCATTTCGGGAACCACCGAGACCATTCACAAGATCGGGGACTACATCCTCAACTACACGCCTGCCGCGAACGCGTACCTGGACGCGCTCGTCAACCGTGTCGGGTTCGTCGTCATCTCGTCCAAGATGTACACCAATCCGTGGTCGGCGTTCAAGAAGGGCCGGCTCGAGTTCGGCGAGACGGTGGAAGAGATCTTCGTGAACCTGGCGCGTCCGTACCAGTTCAGCCCTTCCAAGGCCGAACAGGACGTGTTCAAGCGCACCATCCCGGACGTGCGCGCGGCGTTCCACACGATGAACTTCCAGAAGTACTACCCCATCACCATCACCGACGACCAGCTTCGTCAGGCGTTCCTGTCCTGGCAGGGAATCTCAGACCTTATAGCGGCCATCGTGGACAGCGTGTACACGTCGGCCCAGACGGACGAGTACCTGGTCATGAAGTACATGCTGGCGCGTGCCATTCTCAACGGGTACGTCCAGTCGGTGCCCATTCCCAGCGCCACCAAGGAGAACGCCGTTGACGTGGCCACGGTTTTCCGCCAGACGGCGCGGCTCTTGGAGTTCCAGAGCAACAAGTACACCATGTCCGGCGTGACCACGCACACGAACATCGAAGACCAGTACATCATCGTCACCGCATCGTTCGAGGCCGTTATGGACCTGAACGTCCTGGCAAGGGCGTACAATCTGGATTACGCGCAGTTCATCGGGCGCGTGGTTGCCGTGGATTCCTTCGTGGACATGGATTGGCAGCGCTTGCAAGACCTGTTCACCGACGAGAACGGCGTCACCGACCCGTCGTTTGCCCCCTGGACGGAAGACGAGGTGACGGTTCTTCAAGGCGTCCCGGCCATCACCACTTCCCGCGACTTCTGGCAGGTTTGGGACAACTTCGAGAAGATGACGGAGAACTACAACGGCAAGGGCCTGTACTGGAACTACAACTACCATGTGTGGAAGACGTTCTCCATCAGCCCGTTCAGCCAGGCCGTCGCGTTTTCCGACGTGGCTTCGTCCATCACCGCCGTCGCCGTCTCGCCGACGGCTGCGACCCTTCCCAGAGGGGCAGACCTGGCCATTGAGGCGACCGTGACGGGAACCGGCGTGATCAACAAGGGCGTTCAATGGACGCTTGCAGGAAACGCCTCTTCCGGCTCCTACGTCTCCGACGCAGGCAAGGTTCACGTCGCCAAGGACGAGACGGCCACGACGCTTACCGTGACTGCAACGAGCATTGCGGACTCCAAGAAGTCGGCTTCCGCCACCATCACCGTGTCCGAATAGTCTGAGAGCGAGGGACTGTTCCAAGTCCCTCGCATTCGGGAGGCCTTCATGCCGTTTCAACCGTCAACCAATATCTATATAGGAACCGTTCCCTTCGACCCGTCGTACAGGCATGTGAGGTACTTCTCCGACAGGGATGCCCAACAAAGGTATTTTTCCTCGCTGTGTCCCGATGTCCTGAGGCGCGAGGACTACACGTACCAGCGACTTGACGATTCCATAGTGGTGCCGTTCAATGCCGAGACCTTGTACGGGTACAATTACTGCATGTTCAAGAACGAGAACTACGGGGAAAGGTGGTTCTACTCCTTCATAACGGACGTCGAATACGTGAATCCAAACTCGTCAAGGCTGCACCTTTCCCTTGACATCATGCAGACGTGGTTTCCCGACTGCACCGTGAAAGCGTGCATGGTGGAAAGGGAGCATGTGGACGATGACACTATAGGGATGCATATCAAGGACGAAGGGTTAGACCCGGGGGAACTCATCGTTGATTACTATTCTTTCGACAATCAGAACCACTTCCTCTATCCCGTGGTGGCCTCTGCAGTGGAGCCGTTGAAGGATGGAACCTACGTGAACGTCGGGGGAGACAAGTACATGGGTGTATACTCTGGTTGCTCTTTGTCGGTGTTCACCACCATTTCTGAACTCAAGTCGTACATCGACGCGCTTTCTTCCAACGGCCAGCAGGACGCTATAAGCGCGATATACCTTGTGCCTGACTTCTGCGTGCAGAACACAGTTAAAAAGGACAATGGGTGGGGGTACTGGGTGGACGCCTCGGCAGGAACTCCTACGGAGGACTACAGCCTGAACGTGGGGATGGGTTCGCTTGACGGTTACGTGCCGAAGAACAACAAAACCCTTTGTTACCCCAATCAGTATTTCGAGGTGACCAATTTCAACGGAGGGAACCAGAAGTTCCGTTTGGAGTTCTTCGGAACCAAGGGAACGGCATCGTTCGACAAGACCGGAGGATGCTCTGTGTCATCGACGTTGGCGTACATTCCCAAGAACTACAACGGAATTGCTGGAAGGTCTGTGGAACAAGCTGTTTGCATGGCGGCGTTTCCTACATGCATGTGGGTGTACCAGTCATGGGCGAACATGTACGGACAATCACAGGTAGACCTGTTCGGTTTGAAGTTCAACTCGCAGACCGACTTGCCCTTCATTAACAATGCCATGAATGGTGCGCAGAGGCTTGTAGGCTCGGCAACCAGACTGGATTTGCTTGGAATGGCGAACGATGCAGTTGACACCGTACAAGATCAGGTGAACGCCTTTGCATCCCTTTCAAAAGCCACCCGCACGCCAAACACGTCCAGGGGAGGGATGAACTCCACTACTTCGCTGGTGAACCTGGGAAGTTACACGGTGGGGTTCAGGAAGTACACGTGCCGTCGTGAAATGGCGAAGCAGATAGACGACTACTACAGCATGTATGGTTATCTGGTTTCGGAAATAAAGGTTCCCAACGTTGTGGGCCGCAGGTCTTGGAACTACGTCAAAACGAACGGGTCTTCCGTGGTGGGCAAGGTTCCAGCCGGAACCTTGGCGCAGATAAACCGCCTGTTCGACCGAGGTCTTACCTTCTGGCACGTGAACGACGTGGGCAACTACGCGCTTGACAATTCGATAGTATGATGGAGGACATGCAATGCTTACCCCTGGAATGTACGAGGGATTCAGGCTTCCCGACGGCAGGGTGCCGAAGAAAGTCGCTGGAAACGCCGTCCAGCGTGAGAACGACTGGCTCAACGACGAGACGTATTTGTCCTACATGTGGCGTCTGTACGACCTGGCCGTTTCCGTCTTCGAATGGAAGAACCTCCCGAAGGGCATAAACGAGAGGATGGTGGAGAGGTGGCTTTTGGCGAACGGCATGTGCCTGTTCGTGTACGACGAGGCCATCAAGGAAGACCCCGAACAGCGCTCGCCGGAGGGCTATGCCATGCTGCGAATGGTGATGGCAGGCCCCTTCGACATCTACAACATTCCCAAGGAGCGTTGGGCGTACACGGCAGACCCCAGCCATGCCACGATGAGGTTCGACATAACCAATTCGGTGATCTGCTTCAACGACAACATAGGCACGCCGACCTTCCTTCAACTCGACCTGTATGCCAAGATGCTGTGGCAGTGCGAGCGCAGCGTGTACACCAACATAGCCCAGCAGAAGACGCCGCGCATCGTGAAATGCACCGAGAAGCAGCGCCTGTCCATGCAGAACCTTTTCGCGCAGGTGGACGGGTTCATGCCGGTGTGCTGGGCAGACAAGGACTTGGACTTGACCGGGGTGGAGGTGCTGGACACCGTTTCGCCCTACGTGGCCGACAAGATACAGGTTGTCAAGCACCAGATCTGGAACGAGGCGCTCACGTACCTGGGCATCGAGAACACGAACACGGACAAGAAGGAACGCATGGTGTCGCCAGAGGTCATGGGCAACATGGGCGACGTGGAAGCCCAGAGGTTCACTCGCCTGAACAGCAGGAAACAGTTCTGCAAGGAAGTGAACGAGATGTTCGGGCTGGACATCGACTGCGACTTCCGAAGCGGCATGTACATCAGGACGGACAAGGAGGGTACGGTTCCCGTCGCAGGAATGGAGAGCGGGGCCGTTGACAAGGGAGGGAACACAGGGTATGGTGGAGGAAATCTCTGGCAGGCTCTCAAGGCGGCATTGAAGGGTGGAAGATGAGCAGGTACACGACACAGCTTAGATGGGTGGTGGAACAGGCCCTTGACGACATCGGCGCTCCGCACGAGGAATCCATGTGGGAGCGCGTGTATTCGGAAGTGGGGCTTGCCGACTATCCTATATTCGAAGAAGCCCATAGAAAGGTTCTGAACGACAAGATCATACGGCACTACTACACGCGCGAGATAGGTGCCGAGACGGTTGCGAGATGGCGCATGTTCGTGAGAGACGCCATGCATCTGATAATGCCGTATTACAATCAGCTTTACGAATCCGAATTGCTTGCGCTTGGAATGGAGCCTTTGGGCGACCGCAACCTGTCCCACGTCGAACATGCATGGGGAACGGCCGAGAACATGGGTTCTGGAACCACGGAATCGTCAACCGACACGCAGAACGTCTACCAGGACACACCGGCAAGCCAGATGTTACCGGAGCAGGTGAAGAGCCTGGAATACGCCACGAACGCGACGTTCGACACGGAAACGGCCAGCGGCAAGGCGTCCAACGAAAGCACGGGAAGCTACGACAACATGGTTCAGAGGGACGAGACGGGGTATTCCCGGCCGCAGTCGGAACTTCTGAAGCTGTACCGCGAGACGTTCCTCAACATCGACAACGACGTGGTGCATGACCGTGAACTGGCCCAATGCTTCATGACAATATGGTGAAAGGAGGGAACATGGCTACGGACGTAAGGATACCGCCTTTGAGGTTCTTCACGCAAAGGGTGCTTCCTGCGGTGTACACCGACGAACTGTCTTACTACGAAGTCCTGGCGAAGGTCGTTGACAAGCTGAACGAACTCATAGACGTGGTTGGCGACAGTGCCACCATCGAGCAGATTCAGCAGGTCATAAAGGACATAGAGAAGGAACTGTCGGCGTTGTACGTGTACGTTGACAAGGAAGTGCAGGGAGCCAAGGACTATTCGGACGGTCAGAACGATATCCTGAAGGAATACCTGGTTGGGCTGATAGCGGATGCGACCGTGGGAAAGGTCTTGGTTTGGTCGCAGACAGGCGGGGGCATATGCCCGCTGCAGGAAGAACTGGACAGGCAATACGACTTCTTGAGGTATTATGCCTACAATGCCGGCAAGATGGATTCGTTCGAGAAGACAGCGCAGGAAATCGACGGCTACGATGCGACCGCTTACAAGTTCGACCTTTACAACGCGACGCTGCTTGACGGCAACACGGATTTGCCCGTGCAGGACGGAAACTAGGAGGAAAGAATGAGCGCTACCGAACAAACGCCTTTTTTGAAGCTGCCGCAATTCGCTGCGACGGACAAGCCAACATGGCTTGGGGACTTCAACGGCGCAATGTCCAAGATCGACACGGGCGTTGCGTCCAACAACAACAAAATAACGGAACAGACGGCACAGATCGCTGCCGTCCAGAAAATGGCGGAGAATGCAGGTGTTACGGCCAACAAGGCGATTTCCGTAGCTGAAAGCGCCAAGCAAGATGCAGCAGCCGCGTCATCCGCAGCATCGAACGCCCAGACAGACGCAAATCAGGCGCTTTCAAAGGCAAATTCGTTGGAAAGCCGGTTCGAACTGGTGAAGTTCGGGCAGGTAACACAGACGCTGATGACGCCATCCTCCAATGGGTTTACTATTGGGAATTCAATTATCAGTTACGCCCTTAATCAGGACGGGACATACGGCAAGGTATACGGGCGAATACAGGTGACCACGCAGACCGGCGAAAGCGGGCAGCGCGTGATGTTGAAAGCGGGCAGCATACCGTTCAAGAAACCGTCTTCGACCGTGAAGGTGACGTTCGTGGGCATCACGTCATGCTCGCGTGTTGGGCAGAACGACATAGAACGCATAAACGTTGCCGACATGTGGCTGGAACCCAATGGCTCGTGTAGCTTCTCTTGCATGTCCACGCCGTGGACCGATGAAGAAGTCAAAATAGACATACTTGCCATTCCTATCTATTTTAAGGACTTCGGAGACATGGGGGTGGAGGAACTGGCTTCATTGATGAACACACCGGAAGCGAAGTTTCTCGAGGCTGTTAGAAGCGTGTAATGGCCATGGCGGAAGTTCCAGACAGAGGAAACCCCAATTTCTTCACGCTTTTCAACGGAAGCCACGTGGCGGAACTGGTCGGTTCCGCCTCCACCTCGAACGTCTTCATGCTCACTTCGATGAACGCCGTGCAGTTCCTCGGGGACTGCACGGCGGGAGCGGACGGCAGGATGTGGGTTCTTCCGGAGGAATGCAGGCCGAAGAACCCCGTCCGCTTCATGTGCCCGATCGAGCCGACGGGCGACGTGCCTGGTGCGTCCTACGAGGTCGTGGTGGACGTGACGGCGGAAAGCGAGGTGGTGGACGTGGTTGGAGGGATTTCCACGCAATCGTCCAACGCCTTGACGCAGGCCAAGGCTTCCGTGGGGACGGCAAAGGCGTTGACGGAAACCACGCTGACGACGGAGACGGCCAACGCTCTGGCTTCTGCCACGCTTGGAACGGAAACCAAGAAAGCGTTGGGGGAGGCAACCTTGACTACGGAGATGGCAAGCGCCCTGGCTTCGGCCGCGCTGACGACGGAGACGACCAAAGCCCTGTCTTCGGCAATCCTGGACACGGAAACGGCCAACGCCCTGACTTCGGCAACGCTGACGAAGGGAACCAAGAATGCGTTGGCGGAAGCCACGCTGACGAAGGGAACCAAAAAGGCGTTGACAACGGCAAAGGTTGCAACAGAAATCTCAAAGGTCGTTTCGGACGTGAAGATGACGACAAAGCAGGTTTCGAACCTGGTTTCCACGGCTTCGCCTGTTGGTGGAAAGGGGTTGACGGCCGAACAGTTCGACGGGCTTGGCGGGGCTTCCGCGCTTTCGTCGGCGACTATGACGCATACAGATGCAGATGTGTTGTCAGGTGTCGCCATACAGGCTACCGACGCGGTTGTGTTGTCAGATGTAGGAATACAGACTAAAGGCGTCATGGTGTTGTCAGATGCAAGCATACAGACTACAGACGTCAATGTGTTGTCTGCGGCCGCACTTGAAACAAAAGATGCAGAGATGGTGTCGGATGTAGGTATTAAAACTACTAATGTCGAATTGTTGAGCGGCGCAGCGGTGAAAACCACTGATGTGGAATTGTTGGCAGGTGCTTCTCTGAAAACAACGGCGACCAAATTATTGTCAGGCGCTGCCCTTGAATCGACTGTGGCAGACGTGGTGACGAATGTAGACCTGCAAACGGCCAACGGAAGCTTCCTTGTGTCGGCTACGCCTGTATCGAAGAGCATAGGACTGACCGGAATGCCTGTTGCCAAGAAGGCGACCATAAAGGTTCCCGACACGCCGGGTTCGACGTTCGCCGTCGTGACGGTGATGCCTGACGGGACGATATCCGGAGAGCCTGGGGTGCTGCACTACACGAACGGGCACATGTTCAACATATCGGACAACTGGTATTTGGAGGGATAGAATGGAATTGGTGGATGGAACTCAACTGTGGGCCATGGGGTTGTCGTGCGTCTTCATGTTGCTGGACATCGTGTCGGGCTTCGTGGGCGCGTTGAAGAACCGGTGCGTCAACTCTTCCAAGATGAGGGACGGCATATTCAACAAGGCCGCGCTCTTGATCGTGGTTTTCGTGGCATGGCTGGTAGAGTTCACGGTCAGGCATGTGCCGGGTCTTGGCTTCGACATGCCGCTTCTGATTCCCGTCTGCGCCATCGTCATACTGATGGAGGTCGCAAGCGTCATGGAGAACGTGGCGAAGATAAGCCCGGCGCTTGCTGGCAGCAGGCTTTTGAAGTTCTTCGATTCGGAAAAGGAGGATTGAGGCATGGAAAGACCGAACGACCTGCCAAACCCGGAAAACTCGGTTTCTTTCGAAGACGTTGCGGAAGTGGAGGTGATCGACCATGGGGACGCCGAATGACGTGCTGCGCATCGCTGCCGGAGAGATAGGGTACTATGCTCCGGACGACCCGCAGCCGGGAAGCAAGTACGGACGATGGATGGCCGACGTGACGGGCGAGTCCTGGCTTGCAGGCCCGTCCACCGAGGTGTGGTGGTGCATGATCTTCGTGTCCTGGGTGTTCGCGCAGGCCGGTGTGGATTTCCCGGGTTCGCCCTCGTACAACACGGATTCGACCCTGGCAGCCGCGCGCAAGGTCGGGCGCGTGACCGACGCGGGGCACGCGGGCCCGGGCGACATCGTGGTGTTCGACTGGAACTTTTCCAGCGCGGCAACAGACCACGTGGGAATCGTGGAGAAGAACTATGGCACGTACCTGCAGACCATCGAGGGCAACACTTCGGGTTCCGCAGCAGGCAAGCAGTCCAACGGCAACGGCGTGTGGAGGCGCACGCGCGACTACTCGGTGGTGGCGGGCGTGGTGTCCCCGTACTGGGACGGCCCGTCCTCTGCCGCCCCCGTGCACGCGTCCCTCGACGTGGACGGATGGTGGGGGCCTGCCACGGTGAGGGCCTTGCAGGCTGCTCTCGGCACCGAGCAGGACGGCGTGGTGTCCAACCAGGACAGCCGCGACATGTCGGCAATCGGCGGAGTGCCCTCCACCGCCTGGCAGGTGGGCCGGGGCGGCTCCGACGTGATCGCCGCGCTCCAGTCCAAGGTGGGCGTGGAGGCAGACCGCTACTTCGGGCCGAACACGTGCCGCGCCTTGCAGCGTTACCTCGGCACCGAGCAGGACGGCGTGCTGTCCCGCCCGTCAGAGTGTGTGAGGGAAATGCAAAGAAGGTTGAACTCGAACACGTTTTGATGTATAATGTCATTGCGCCGTTAGGTAAGCTGGTTTCTCGATTCTGTGGGGCACGTCCTGAAAAGATGCACAGGTCGAACGGAGAAAGGCCCGCTCTGTACCTTCCCTATCGGTAGCGAAACCTGTTTTGAGCGCCCCGCTTGCATGTCATGATGGGGCGCTCGCTTCATAAGGAGACGAAAGTGCAGAAGTACATCGACTTCGACAGGACGAGAAGCCATAACTGCCTTTTCAACTTCGTGAACGGCATACGTGGGTGCGGCAAGACCTATGGCAAGCTGAAAGACGACATCGATCGCTACATGAAGGGCAAGGGGCGGTTCATCTACCTGCGTAGAAGCGAGGAAGAACTGAAGACGTTGACCACGCAGAAGTCCGGCCGCCTTTTCAACCACGTGCAGACCGAGTACGAAGGGCATGCTCTATGGTGCGAGGCCAACTTGCTGCACATCGACAAGGAGGTTTGCGGTTATGCGGCAGCCCTCTCAACGGCCCGCAAACTGAAATCGGATGCGCTGGACTACGTGACGGACATCATCTTTGACGAGTACGTCATAGACGACACGACTTCGCAGCAAAGGTACCTGCCAGACGAGGTGACGGCGTTCTTCGAGTTCTACGAAACCGTGGCAAGGCCTGGTTCGAGGGACTACGACGTGACGGTGTGGTTTTTAGGAAATGCCATATCCTCGTCCAATCCTTACTTCGACTTCCTGAACCTTGACTTGCCCTATGGAAGCGACATAATCAAGAAGGGCGAGTTTCTGGTTCAGATGTGCGCACCCCCAGACCTGATAGAGGCAAAGAAGAAAACGAGGTTCTATCAGGCTATCGCAGGAACCGAATACGCAGCTTACGCAGTTGAGAACAGGTTCCTGAGAGACAATAGAACGTTCATAGAGAAGAAAACAAAGGACGCTGAATACCAGTTCACGTTGATCTACTACGATAACCTAATAGGTGTGTGGAGAGACTACCGTAACTGCAAGTTCTACATAAGCGAAAGCGTTGACAAACAGTGCAGAACGGTGTATGCTGTAACCACGGAAACGCAGGAACCTAACACGTTCCTTCTACGTGGATACAAGAACAACTACCATTTGAAGGAACTTAAAAGGGCTTACGATTCTGGATGTCTGTTCTATGAAAGCCAGAAACTTTATAAATGGTTCAGGGACATCGTGAGAATGGGGTTGAGATAATGGCAGAACCTGTGATCATAACAGCAATCAGAAGATCAGGGGTGGAAAACGCCTATATAGGTACGATAGGTGATGACGGATACGTGTATTTCAACGATGCCATGTTCTATAGGTTCAAGCCCACAGGAACATGGGAACAGAACGTGTACGTGTTGAACAGGTCGCGGTATTCGTGGGCTAAATGCACGATGTTCGAAAAGATATCAGCCGTGAATCTTAACGCTGGCGCAGGAAGCGTTGCACCGGGTGGAATCGGAGTCGAGGGGGCAATCAAGTGGGCTATTGCTGTTGCAGAGGATGCATCCCATGGTTATGATTGGGACAACCGTTGGGGACCTGATTACGACTGTTCTTCTCTTGTATACGAAGCTTTCAGAGTTGGTGGTGGTTTCGATCTTCCTGAGCACACAGGAAACACGCATTCGATGATTAGAGACTTTACAGCTATCGGATTCAAGTGGTTGGCTGGAAAAGGAAATTCAGCTAGCGAATGCGTAAGAGGTGATATACTCCTGAATACAGCAAACCACACTGAAATATATATTGGTAACGAAATGAACGTGGGTGCGCATATAAACGAAAAAGGAACGGTTAGAGGTGGCAGACCTGGAGATCAATCAGGTAGAGAGATTTGCACCAATGGTTATTATTCGTATCCTTGGAATGGAATATTGAGGTATGAAGGATGAAAAATTTACAGGTAAATGTAAAACATAATTGTAGTATCAATAATAACCCCTTGTTGACATAGGGGTTATTTTCTAGTTAGGCTTTGGTGTTAAATTATGAGTGTATATAAGCTGTCTCTTATACACATCTGACGCTGCCGA